TTATGGGTATTGGCGGGAGATTCGGTCGGCGATGCCTTCGAGTTTCTCTGCCATGTAACTCATGTCGTTGTTGTCGCGGCGGGAGACGACAGGAGAGCGGGCGACATTGCGGCCCTCCAGGATTCTGGCTGCGATGCGGATCATCCCGGCCTCCAGCTTTCTGCGCAGACAGCCTTTGCGAATCAAATCTCTCATGCCGTCTCCCTGCCGAGCTGCCACCAGAACCATGCACTCGAAACCTTCGGCACGCTGTAGCTATCGCCCTGGCGGCATAGGTTGACGAACGAAACTGGTAGGCTGTTTGAGTCTGCGTAGACCTGTTCGAATTGCGATCTGCTGTCCATGGGCAACACTCCGCCATACCGCACACGCGGCTGACATTGAATTGATTGAGAGGGGGTGGTTAATGCGGGGTGTTCAGCGACGCTTCGGCAATCAGAACATAACGACCACCACACTTCGGGCAAGCTGCTGCCATGCAGTTTTCGTCGCCGCAGCCTGGACACTTGTCTTCTGCCTGATGTCCACCCGACCAATCACAGCTATGGCAGGCGCTCCCGGACGATTCGTCGTTGATGCCGACGTGATTACACTCGCGGCATTCGCGGGCCTCAGCGCGTAGCACCACCTTCGCCGTGACGGGCTGGGCTTGGCGGTAGAGCGTGCGCGTCAGCCATCCACTTGCACGGGCCGACGCCAAAGAGCTTTCGTTTCCGTCGCACCATGAAATGCCGTCGTCATCGCTCCATTGACCTACTGGATCGCCCTGCTGATCGGCCGCAAAGCTTGCGCAAGGATGTTTGTCATCGCGACTGTTACGCGCCACGCGCACGAACAGGTGAGCATTCCACGAGCCTGATATCTGCTCGAAAGTTTTCAACGCGGCCTGTCTGGAGCCGCAACCAGCGAACATCAAAGCTTCACGATCCGCGTCATCGAACACAATCATGTGCGGGCATTCTTCAGGGATGGAGAGTGATGCGCCCCGCTGATCTGCTGGCTGGGCGTGGTGTAGGTCGCGCTCGGCACGACGGACGCGAGAGACCAACCCCTGAACGCTGTAATAGAGCAGATACATAAACTGGCGATCAGTCGGACTTACGCTGCGTCCGTTCCAAGGCGTGTAGCCCATGCGCAACCACTGCCCCAGCTCGGACATCAGCTCGTCGCTTATGGGTTTGACGCCTTGGCGGTCGAATGATCCGCCGTTGCCCATCACCCAAGGCCCCTCAGGGCTTTCCGCAATCAAGGCATGCCAGCGTTCGATATCCTTCTCTGTTGCGCGAGGCGGCTCGCCCTGCCGATCGGCGGGCTGGGCGTCGATAATCTGCCTGTTTAGTGCAAAGGCTACAGCGGCACACCAATTGGTAGTCCCGGATAGATATCTATCCGGGTGATCGTCGGCGTACTCGACAGCCTTGAAGACCTGAGCCATCGACACACGCACGTCGTTCGGTTTGTTTGCGGTCATGGCTTTACCTCGACTTTATAGGCCTCTACATAACGAATACGAGAAATGTGCTCACGACCTTTCCAGTTTCGCTCTCCGAACACCAAAACTTTGACGCGGCCATCCGGCATATTTTTTATAACGTGGCAGGGCATGTAGTAGTACCTAGTCCATTTACAGCAATGAACACACGAAAGCCTGTGCGTGGCATTCTCCGCCGTGAGCTGTCTCATACCTGCTCGCTCCCGGCTGGCTTGGACAGGGCGGCGTCAGCATCGAACATTGCGTAGTAAAGTCGATGGTGAATAGCGCAACTAGGGTCCTCGTGGTCATCGCCGCCATGCTCCTCCACGCTGTCAATGCACGGCGAGTAGCTGCTGGCGATCTGCTGACAGCCATGCGCCACGTCTCGCAGCTTTCTGAAAGCCTTTTCCAGCTCATCACACCGCGCCTGGAGCTGGTCGCGCTCATCGAGTGCTGCGTTGTAAAGACCCTCAAAAGATTCTTCTTTCAGTTGCTCAATCATTGATTCCTGAGCCATTGTTGTTTCAGATAATGTCTCCGCCTCGGCCTTGAGCTGGTCGCGCTCTTTCTTGTAATCGTTCATGTGCTGAACAATCAAAGCGCCTCCTGCGCGCAAGTGCTCAATCTCGGCCTGTAGCGGGACGAGGTGAGCGCTGATCCGGCTAACGGCGCGATCAATTCCCGCCTGGATAAACGGTGGTGGAGGCTCGTTTGCCGGCGGGCTCGTACTAGTCACTGCCGCTATCATGCCCATCAACGCCTCGGTCACGATCCGTTGCAGATCGAGACCAGCCGGAACGCCGCCGAGCGCTGGCGGTTGAGGGGCTTCGGACTTGCCGCTTCCACTGCATTCGGAGCAAGCACTTGAATATCCAGATGACTGAATTTCTCCAGTACCTGAGCAGTTCAAGCAGGGGTTATCCTTTTCTGCGTTGGCCATGCGGACTGCCTCTAACAGGTCGTCCGCAGCGTTAGTTTCGGCACTAGGGCCGTTGTGGTGAACGTGCAGCCAGTGAGCTGCCTGCTCAAGAACTTCACGACGAACCGGAACCATCTTGAATTCGCTGCTCATGATTTTTCCCCAATGTATTCACGCCAAGCGACTTTCACGCCGTTGACCAGAAAGCCCCAGTCGCCTTTCCAGCGGCTGGTGATGAAGAGCGTGTACACGCCGCCGGGCGACACTTCGTCGATGCGGTGGTATTCGCCGTGGTTGAGCTGGGCGGTGTCGCCAGCTATTCGATAGCGATTCACCAGTGCTTTAATTTCATTGCCGGGCACCCAGCGCAGATCCACGTCTTTATTGAGGAAATCTGCGAACTGGTGCGGCTCGAGCCTTTCCTCGGCGTACCAGCCCCGCAGGATCACCGTGCGCGCGTTCCACGGATGGTCGTGCAGGTCTCGGTCAGCGTCGGGCCGCATGATGTGGTGAATTCGAATTGACCACGGCGACCACTTGAACCGACGTTCGCGTGTCTCGTTGTCGTATGGGTTGAACAGCCACCAGCGGCCCATGTACACCTCTCGGCCATCAGCTGACCGGATGTGCAGGTATGGGGTGCGCTGGGCGCGGGTGATGAGCCAGGCAGCGATTGCCGGCCGCGCGAGTACCTTGGCGAGCAGCTGCCAGAAGAGATTGATCATGCTGCCACCTGATGTTGAGCTGATGTGCGCCACGGGTCGTTCGCTCGAGCGAGCGCTGCCATACCCCCACCGGCACCTGGGACACGCTGCGCCTGACCGGTAACGCGCTGACCCCGACCGTCAACACCGAAGTCAGTGACGAGATCACCGACACCCGCCTGAGCCAAGGCTCTGTGGCCACCAGCATCGATATCGGCGGCGATCTTTCGGCCGAGTTCTCGTTCGGCTCGTTCGATCAGCTCTTGGAGGCCGCTTTCTACGGCGCCTGGACGAACGACGTGCTGCGTGTGGGCGATACTCGCAACACCTTCAGCATCGCCAAAGGTTACAACGACATCGGCGTCTACGGCGTCTTCAAGGGCGCTCACGTGTCCACCTTCGCGCTGGAGATTCCAGAAGAAGGCAAGGTCACCGCCACGTTCAACATGGCATGCCTGGACTACACCGACAGCGAGACGCCGATTGTCGTCACGCCGAACGCGCCGACCACCACACCGTTCCTGTCGAACAACAGTGTCGGCACGATTCTGGTGAATGGCCAGTCGCTCGAAGACGTGGCCTGCGTCTCGGCCATGACCATCAACCTGGATAACAGTCTGCAGACTCAGCGCTGCCTGGGCTCCGATCGACTCGGCCCAGGCGCCCACATCGCCACCGAAGCGGCCATCACCGGCAGCATCACCCTGGCATGGTCCAAGCGCGCGTGGCAGATCTGGAAGAACACGTTCACCCGACTGCCGATCGCGGTCGAGTTCCCCATCACCGACTCGCTGGGCAACAAGTACACGTTCAACTTCCCGGCCGTGGAAGTGGATGGCGAACTGCCGAGCGGCGGCAAGCGCGACCTGATCCAGATCGAGCTGAACTACACCGTGGCCAAGCAGAGCCCGACCATCACCCGTGACGCTGCTGACCCAGCACCGTAAACCCTTTTGACCGCTCCGGTGATAACGCCTGCCGGGGCGGTCCTTTTATGGCGTGGCGTTGAGGTTGCATCATGGCTCTCAAGCTGAAGAACAAAGAAGTGGTAGACACTGCTGCGAAGTGGTTCGATTTCGACGCAGACACCAAAGTGCTCATCGCTCCAGTCGATAGCCCGGAATACCAGGTAGCCATTGAGCGCATGCAGCGACGCATCTGGCGCAATGACGCTGTGTTCGCCGAAGGCAGCGTGGGCGTGCTGGAGGGCGAGGTAAGCGAAAAGCGCAACCACTGCATGGTTCTCGCGAAATACATCGTCAAGGACTGGCAGGGCGCTCAGGATCATGACGGCAACGCGCTGCCTTACGACGAGGCGATTGGCGTGTCCATGCTCGAAAGCGACCTTGAATTCTTCCTGTTCGTGATCCGCTCTGCCGAGTCCTTTGCCAAGCAGGTTCAGGAAGAGCGCAAGGAAACGCTGGAAAAGCCGTCGCCCGCTTCCAGTGGGAAAGCGAGTGGGCAGGGCCGGAAGCCGCAAAGCGCAAGCTGATATTTGGTAAGTTCGGCATGGATGTGCCGGACGAGCCCCCGCAAGATCCAATCACGGCGTACCTGCTGAACACTTTCCGCAACGTATGCCGGGGGCGGCGCTACATCTCAGGCATGGGCGGCGTTTTCCCAATGCCGCTGTCTGCGCGCGAGATCACTGACTGGATCGAATCGCATCCGTCACCGATCCACCGTGAAGAGATAGACCTTGTTCTATTCGAGCTCGATCGCCTGTTCATGGATCAGGGCGACGAGGAAGAAGAGGATTAACGGTCGTTCGCCGTTGCGCCCGATGCTGGTAGATTGACGCCATTATCAGGGAGTAATGATTTTATGAAAAAATCTATAGCTGCGGCGTCTGTAATTACCTTGCTATTCAGTTTTAGTGCCAGCGCCAAGCCAGGACAAGCAGAGATGGAGGCTGCAGCTTTGATGGCATTCAATGCTGCAGAAATGTGCCATAACCAGCACGGTCTCTATCTCAGCGCAGCTGAAGCTCACCGAAACGGCCACACCGACCAGAAGATAAAAGACGTCAGCGGTGCCTCGCCAGGCTCAGCTGCTGAGGCGGCGATTAATCGTGCGCTTTCCGATGCAAATACAGGCAGCAACACTTCTGACCAAATGTATGACCAGTGCATGAAAAAGAGTAGGGATGAAGTTTACCGCTTGATAGAAGGCGGAAAGGCTGCCTGACCTAAAGAATCCATCACGACCCGCTACGGCGGGTTTTTTTACGCCCGGAGAAAAGTATGGCCCTCACTTCACGACTTGCCATTGAGGTCGATAGCCGCAGTGCTGAGCAGAAAGTGCAGGACCTTCGTCGCTCGCTTGAGGCTCTGAATAATGCTGGCGTCCGGACAGGCCCCGTCATGTCGGGGGCAGGTGGAGCTATCAACGACACCGGTCGAAGCTCACGCTCAGCCGCCACTCAGGTACAAGGCCTGGATAGGACTGTTCGTTCGTTAGCATCTGCTGCGGCTGGGCTTGCAGGGCCTTTGCTGGCAGCTTTCGCCACAAAGTCGCTGTATGACGCCAGTGAGGCCTATAGCACGCTGACAAACCGCATGAAGCTGGTCACAAGCAACGCCACTGAGCTTGCCGCGGCGCAAAAGGCTGTTTTCTCGATCGCCCAGAGCGCATACCAGCCACTGACGGCAACCGCCGAGCTCTATCAACGCATCGCGACGAACCAAAAGGAATTGAAGCTAACGGGCGAGGGTGTAGCTGGTGTCGTTGGAACGATCAGTAAGACCTTGGCCATCTCTGGCGCGTCAGCTGCATCTGCCAACGCAGCCCTGATCCAGCTGGGCCAGGCATTCGCGTCCGGAGTGCTGCGAGGCGAAGAGCTGAACAGCGTAATGGAGCAGGCCCCGGCGCTGGCTCAAGCTATCGCAGCCGGTATGGGCAAGACAGTCGGCGAGCTTCGGTCGCTCGGCGCGGCAGGCCTCCTAACTGCTGATGCGGTTGTAAAGGCTTTGCAGGCGCAGCGTGGGGCTGTGGACGCTCTGTTTGCGAGGACATCGGCCACCATCGGTAACAGCCTCACAGCGCTGGGCAACTCGACTACCTCGTTCATAGGTCAGCTTGATCAGGCAACAGGATCTAGCGCGTCACTTGCGAAGAGCATCCTGTCACTTTCTAGCGCGATCGACGGCGGGCTGCCGGCCGCAATCAAATTGGCCACTGACAATTCCGAGGAGTTGGGCCAGGTGCTCACCACCGGTCTCTATGTTGCTCTTGCGCGGGTTGCTGGTGGATTTGCTCAACAGGCTGCGCAGGCTGGTTACGCAGCGGTGGCCAACCAAAAGGCGCTGACCGTTTCAGCAGCCACGGCTACGCAGGATCTCGCTGCCGCTAAGTCGAAACAGGTAGACGCCAAAGCTGCAGTAGACCGCGCCAACGCGCAGGTAGCCTCAGCGCAACGGCAAGTTGCTGCCGACAAGGAAGTGATGGCTTCTGAGCTGAACAGGACCAGGGCTGTTCAGGCGGCGATGGTTGCCGAGAGGGAGATAGAGGTTCAGCGTCTAAAAGCGCAAATTTCAGATCAGGGCCGGGCTGCATCTCTTAATAGGCTGGCAGAGCTGAGCCGCGCACATGTTGTGGTAACAAACCAAGTTGCTGCCGCCGAGAAAGCGCTTGCAGCAACCACAGTTTCTGCGTCGGCGACCATCACCGCAGCATACGGCACAAGGACAGCGGCGGTTGCGGCTTACGGGGAAGCGACTGCAGTCGTCAATGCGTTAACGGTCGCATCCAATAACGCAGCGGCGGCGGCAAGCTTGACGTCCAGAGCACTTGGAGCGTTAACCGCAGCAGGCACCGGCCTCCTGGGAATGCTCGGCGGTCCGCTCGGGCTGCTCTTCATTGCAGGCGCTGTCGCTGTGTCCTTCATGGATTTCCGCAGCAGCAGCGACAAGGTGAATGAGGGGCTGCAGAATCTGAAGGGGCCGCTCGACGATGTTATTGCCAGATTCAAGCAGCTCACCAAAGATCAGCAAGCAGCAGCGCTGGTCAAGTGGGGAGAAACCCAGGCCGAGGCGGCAAAGGCAGCAAACGAAGAGTTTCAAAATCTCAACAAAAGCCTGCAGGCCGGCCTGGTCGGACCAAGATCAAGTGCTGCAGGCACAAAGATATTCAGCGACTACTCGGCACAGATCGCCTCAGCAAGAGAAGCGGGCGAGAGCCTGACGCCGATTTTCGAGAAGCTGCGCAGTGAGCCCGGAGTTCCGGAAAGCCTGATAAATAGCCTTGTCAAATCGGCGGGCGCTTATTCTGGCTTATCGGCTTCAGCAAAAGAGGCGAAGGACAGAATCGCAGCGCTAAAAACGGAATCGGCAAACGCCGCCACCACCGCTGCGCTCTCCACTGGCGCAACCAACGTAATGACCGGCGCAGGGAAGAAATACAACGAAGAGCTTCAAAAGCAGCTCGGCAAGCTCCAGGACAACAACGATGCGGTAAAGGAGGCCAACCGCTATATCGCGGAGCACAAAGACCTTACCGAGGCTGACAAGGTCGCCATTCTGTCCACGGCAAATGCGCTGAAATCTCAGGAGGCGGCAAACAAGGCTGCAGCCAAAGCGACCCGAGAGGCCGGCAAGGCGTACACAGAAAGCGCTGGCACGAAGGCTCTTGACGATGCTCGGAAGCAGTACGCCGTTCTCGGCGAGCAGTCGGCGATCATCAAAGCCCAAAGGGGCGACACTGAAAAGCTTGGAGCAGCCGCAACCGAGCTCATCAAGTGGGAGCAGCAGCTCGCCAACATCAAGAGCAAGCAAACCCTGACCGCCGACCAGAAGTCATTGGTGGCGAATCAGGACTTGGTCACGGCTCAATTGCGCCGCAACGCTGCCCTGGAAAAAGAGAACCAGCTCAGCATCACCCGACTGGAAAACGAGTCGAAGCTCAAAGCTTTTCGGGAAAACCTCGACTCACAGCTTGGTCTTGCAAAAGATGGACTGGACAGCGACCTGGCTGGTGCCGGTCTCGGGGATCAGGCCCGGCAGCGCCTCCAAGACGACCTCAAGATACGCCAGTCGTATCAAAAGGACCTGGACAAGCTCAGTCGCGACTACAACAAGATCACGAACCCAACCTCAGCTGATACGTCGCTTTACCAGAACGAGACGAACGCGCTCAACGCCGCGTTGCAGACCCGCCTGGCGATGCAGCGCCAGTACTACACGGATGTAGATCGGGCCCAGTCGGACTGGGCTTTGGGTGCTAATTCGGCGCTTGAGAACTACCTCGAGCAGTCGCGCGACGTGGCCGGGCAGACCAAGCAGCTGTTCACCAACGCTTTCAGCAGCATGGAAGACGCGGTGGTGAACTTCGTGAAAACCGGGAAACTGTCCTTCAAGGACTTTGCCAACGGCGTGATTGAGGATCTGATCCGCATTCAGGTGCGGCAGGCGGCGGCGGGGTTCCTCAGCACAGCATTCAGCTTCCTGAGTGGCGGTAGTGCGGCGCTTGGCCAAGGCACCATGACGGGCTCAAGCCAGACCATTTCCAAAACCGGATTCTCGGGTGGCGGATTTACTGGCATCGGTGGCAAGTACGAAGAAAAAGGCGTGGTGCATGGCGGCGAGTTTGTCGTGAAAAAAGAAGTAGTCAGCCAGCCCGGCGCGCGTGAGTTCCTGGAGCGCATGAATGCCAATACCAAGGGTTACGCCGACGGAGGTTATGTAGGCAGCGCCGCATCAACATCCAGGGTTTCTAGCTCTTCAGCATCGGTAAGCTTGCCAACGATCGAGCAGAACTTTTACTTTCAAGGAAGCGCTGACGAGAACACGGCTCAGCAACTGAAGCAGGCTGCTGACGACGGTGCATCCCGAGGCATGAGGGGTGGCTACGAGATGATGTTGCGCGATCTGCAGAGAAACGGACCGGCAATGCAAATTATTAGGGGTAAACGATGAAAGTTTCCGATGTGGATGTAGGGAAAATGATTGGCCCTATAAATAATGCCATTTCCCCCGTGGTCTTCGAAGGCATTGATGGAAGTACGCCTGCAAGCGAATTGCGGGAACGGGCAAAGCTTCAGGCGGAGATCATGGGCCGCATCATGGGTGTTCTGCTTTGTGGTGATGAGGTAGGTCAGGACGTGACGTGTTTTATCGAACAAAGCATCAAGCGCATGAAGGAATGTAATTCGCAGACCTTTGGCGAGCTGCTCGGCCCTGGCGGCTCTCTGAGCAAAATCCACAAGACCTAAGCCCCAGGCTTTCCCCAAGGAGTAACGCATGGCTCTCACGTGGCCTGCTTCGCTGCGCCCGTCAGAAATGAGCTGGGGCATCGTCAACAACAGCCGGGCGTTCACGTCGTCGCTTTCGAACGCCCAGCAGATCGTTGGCTACCCCGGCGCGTACTGGCAGTGCACCCTGACCTTTGGCCTGCTCACGCGCGCTGAAGAGCGCGAGCTTTCATCGTTCCTCGGCAAGTTGGACGGGATGTTCGGCACTTTCAATCTGCCGGACTTCACCCGATACCGGAAGGTGAGTGTCGGCGCGCTCAGCGTAGTCAGCGGTTTCGCCCAGGCGCGCAGCATGATCATTGCTGGCGCGCCGGCCAACTTACCGGTCTTCAGCGTTGGCGACTACATCACCATTGCAGGCGAGATGTTCGAAGTGACCGACCCGGTTTCGTCGAACGCCCAAGGCCAGGCCACGGTGCTGCTCAACAAGCGCATTCGCAAAACGCTCGCGCCAGGTGCGGCAGTTGAATACATGAACCCCTACTCGGAAATGCGCATGACCTCAGACACATGGGCCATGACGCGCCGGCCAGTGGTCGCCAACGGCAGTTACTCATTCAGGGAGGCATTCTGATGCCATCAGCATTCCCTTTCAGCCAGAACGTGGTGGATATCATCGCCACGGGCAAATTCATGCCGGTGTACGCCGTGCAGCTCGACTTCGCAGACGGCATGGTTTTCGCCCACACCGGAACCGGCGAGCTGGTTGTCGACGGCATCACTTACGAGGGTGTGGGCAATTTCGGACAGGTCAGCCAGTCGCAGGAGAGCGACAACTCTGGCTCGCCCATGTCGGTGGATCTGACGTTGAGCGGTCTGGACTCCTACATCTTGTCCGAAACGAACGTGCGCGGCTGCCGGGGCCGAATGGCCAAGGTCATCTTCGTGGTGTTTGACGAGGCTGGCAACTACGCCGCCGACATCCTGTTTTCTGGGCGCATGGACGCCGCCAAGTTCTCGTTCGCGGGCAATGGCCAGGACGGCAACACCATCACCGTGCCGGTCATTGACCGCATGGCCGAGTGGAGCCGAACCGGCACCGAGCGCTGGACTGACGAAAACCACCGCGCCCGGCACCAGGGCGACCGCTTCTTCTACGCAATCGCGCAAATGTCCGAATGGCCCATCTACTGGGGGTCTGCCAAGGATGCGCCGACCTTCACCTACGGAAGTTAGATATGCGCCATAGAGACTGGACCACGCGTCTGAACGACGTGATCAAGGCTGCCCAAGGGCGGCCTTTTTCATGGGGCGAATTTGACTGCTGCCTATTCGCCGCCGACTGCTCGAATGCGGTATGTGGTGTCGATCCTGCCGAGCAATACCGAGGCTCCTACAAAACGGAAGCGGGCGCCAAGCGTGCGCTGAAGAGGCGTCACGGCAGCCTGGAAGCTGCATGGGACGCCTGTTTTGCAAGGGTTGCAGTCCCGTTCATCCAGCGAGGTGACGTCGTCATGTACGAAGCACCAGCAGGTCGCAGCATGGCCGTGTTCTGGGCTGGTGATTATTGGGCGACGACCGATGACGGCGTTGCTCGCGTTGTGTGCGAGCCGTTGTCAGCCTGGAGGGTTGAATAATGCCCAGTGGCGTTAAAAAGATTGCCCAGGTCGCCGTAGGCGCTGTGATTGGCTTCGTCCAAGGTGGCCCGGTGGGCGCTGCAATTGGAGCTGGCCTGGCCTTCTACGCTGCGTCCCAGCAGGAAAAGCTAAACACCAAATCCCCGTTGCGCGACAACGAGCCGTCCGCTCAGACGGTAAGGTCGTCGAAAGCGCCGATCCGGTTCGTCCTCGGTCGTGTATCCACCGGTGGCGTTCTGGTCTGGGCGCAGGAGCAGTCCGGCACCCTCACAGAGGGCGAGCAAATTCACCTTGTGTACGTGCTGTGTGAAGGCGCGATCGATGCCTTGGAGAACATCTACCTCGGAGAGGAAGAGATCGGCTCGTTCGGTGAGTTCGCCAGCTATGAGCTGATCGTCAACCCGACAGAAGTTAATGCATTCCTCAAGGCAAACTGCCAGGACTGGAAAGACAGCCAGATCGGGCGCGGCCTGTCGTACGTGCGCATCACTCTGAAGTACAGCGCCGAGAAGTTCCCGTCCGGCATCCCTGACACCCGCTTTGTGGTCCGTGGCCGGAATGACATTTACGACCCGCGCACCGGCAACAACATCTATACCGCCAACACCGCACTGCACATCCTCTGGTTCCTGCGTAACCGCTGCAACGTCCCAGACGACGAGATCATTTTCGAGACATTCGCCAGCGCAGCAAACGTCTGCGATGAAGCACTGACCAATGCCGACGGCTCGGTCAGCCAGCGCTATCGCACTTCTTGCGTGATTGGTGCTGACGAGCAACGTCCGGGCGTACTGCAGAAGCTGGAAGCGTCATGCGCCGGCAAGTTGATCCGCGTCGGCGGCCGCTGGATGCTCCAGGCAGGCGCCTACTACGGCCCGTATGACTTCGAGATCACCGAAGACATGATCATTGGCACCGTATCCGGCAGTACCGAGTCGACGAACGATTCCGCCATCAACACGGTGCGCGGCACGTTCATCGATCCTGAGCAGTCCTGGACCGAGACCGATTACCCAGAAGTCAGCGTTTCCGAATGGATTCTTGAGGACGGCGGCGAAGCTGCAGAGACGATGACGTTCTCGTATGTGACCGACGCGTATCAGCCGCAGCGCTTGGCGAATATCTCCCTGCGCCAGCGTCGGGCTGGCGGGACAATCAGCCTGCCGATGAATTTCTCGGGCTACAACTGCCGGCCTGGCCGCGTAGTGCGTGTGAACCTGCCGTCACTGAACGTCCTTGGCGAGTTCATCGTCTCCGACTGGTCTATGGGTGACAGTGAAGGATGCACGGTTCAGGTCAAGCAGTACGAGGCGGCAATCTTCGATGATGCCGTGGGCCAGCCTTACAACCCGCTGGGGTTCATCAACCTGCCAAGCGGCGGGCTTGGCTCGCCCACCGGGCTTGCATGGGCTCCTGGCGATGCTGCTGAGGTGGTGCAGGGCGTACTGTCGTGGGTTCCACCGCAGGGCATCGTCACCTCCTATGTGGTCACGATCCGCCAGGGCGGTGGTGTCGCGCAGTCACGCTCGGTGCCCGCGACGGCCAACACGCTTGCCATCAACGGATTGGCGTCAGGCACATACACAATGAGCGTGGCCGCCTTGGGCCCAATGGCCCGATCTGGCGAAGCAACTATCTCGGTGAGTATTCAGGGTCCGCCAATCCCGGAATCCTGCGTCGTGCAATCTTCGATCGACAGCATCGTGCTGATCCCGCAGAACCCGAACCATGGCCTGAACGGTGGCACCTACGAGTACTTCTTCAGCACCAACCCCAACGCTACATCGGGCACGGCGCAGTACCTGGGGCAGGGCCTGTCGTTCACTCACAACGATTTGGCGTTTTACACAAACTATTATTACTTCATCCGCTCGACCAACGCATATGGGAAGAGCGCCTTTCTTTATGTGCCTACGTCGACATCAAACGATGTGTCGGCCTATCTGTCTGCTCTGGCCGGCAAGATCAGCAAGACCGAGCTTGCGCAGAACCTGCTTTCAGAGATTGAGCTGATTAGTGGCGACGGTGACGGATCGGTTAATGAGCGCCTGGCTGAGCTCAAGGCCGAGATCGGAGAAATCACCGACGCGCTGGTCTATGTGCCGACTGACGCCTATGTCCGCGACAACACCGTGCGCGTGGGTGACAACCTCTGGACGGCCATTGCAGCGGTGCCTGCGGCTGCCAATGGATCGAACGGCCCGCCGAACCCGGCTTACTGGGTGAACACAGGCCAGTCCATTCGCGCCGCTAACGCCCAGGCTGATCAGGTTTCCAAAAACACAGCCAACATCGAGACGGTGAACGGCAGGACCACGGCGACCGCAAGTCAGCTCCAGGCAGTGCAGGCGCAGTACCGGGCCGACAGCGGGGAAGGCGATCTGCTCGATGCGCTCAGAGGTTGGGACAGCACGGCCAGCGCGGCACAGGAAGTGAAGATCAGGGCGGAAGAGGATTTCGCCCAGGCTCAGCGCACCACGACTCTGCAAGCGCGTGTCGGCACCAATGAGGCACGAATCACCACCGTCGAAACGACGACTGCCACGGACCGCGAGGCGACTGCCCAGCGGATTACGGCAATCGATTCTCGCGTAGGTACGAGCGAATCGAAGATCACGACGATTGAGTCAACCGCAAACACGGACCGGCAGGCCACCGCTCAACAGATACAGACGCTGACCTCGTCCGTCGGTAGCAATCAGGCCGCCATCCAGTCTGAAGCAACCACCAGAGCCAACGCAGACGGCGCGCTGTCCACGCGAGTGGATGGGGTTCAAACAACTGCTAATAACGCCAGTGCTGCGGTTCAGACCGTAAGCACAGCCCAGGCGAGCACTGACGGCAAGCTGACGGCGATGTATACCGTCAAATTGCAAGTCAACTCCAACGGCCAGTACGTCATGGCCGGGATAGGCGCAGGGATTGAGAATGTTGGCGGTGTGCTGCAAAGCCAGATCCTCATGTCGGCTGATCGGTTTGCGCTGGTGAACACGTTAGCGGGTGGTGCTATTTCGACGCCTTTCGTTGCACAGAACGGCCAGTTGTTCCTTGGTCCGACGTTCATCCAAGACGGCACGATCACCAACGCCAAGATTGGGAGTTACATCAGTTCGACCAATTACCTGGCCGGGCAGAGCGGCTGGATTCTGAGCAAAGACGGTACGTTCGAAATCAACTCACCACTTGCCGGGGGAGGCAGGCAGGTCATTAACGGTCAAGGCGGCAAGGTTTATGACGAGCGAGGCCAGTTGCGCTACCAGTGGGGGAATTTAGCCGCATGAGTTACGGAGCCAGAGTTTGGGACGAAAACGGGAATTTGGTCATGGATACGACCACGTACACTTATCAGGTGATTTGGCAGGGGGTAGTGGATTTCAGCGATACAACCGGATCAACAGCCAAGGTAATCACGCTGAGCATTCCGGGTTTCGACCCGGCCAATTGCGTTTTCATGATTATTCCCACCCGAGCCCAAGATATCCAGAACGCTGAATCCGACCCTCTCGGAAACATAAAGTCCTACCCGTACGTAACAACGGCAAAAGACCTAGTAGTCATCCGCTCAGCAAATCCATCAGCAAATCTCGGGAACACCAACCAGACAAGGATTGTTGCCAAGGGGTACGCAGTGAGGTTTAAGGTATGAGCTTTGGCGTCATCAGCATCAATGAAAGCTCTTTCGTGCAGATTGATTCGGAAACGCCTAGGCTTTGCGTACTCACGAAGGGCACTTATTCAGGAACCACAAACGCAAACGTCACGTTTCCACGCGCGGTAACAAGTGCAGATCCTCCAATAGTGTTCATCAGGCCCGATCAAAACGGCATCGTCCAGGTGCCGATATCAGTATGGTTTACAGGTGGTCCGGGCAATTGGACAGGCTTCGCAATGAAAGCCTCAAACGTACAGAGTACGCTGAGCGGTCAATATTTTATTGCCGCATGGGCAGCCATGAGTACAGCCTCTTTTGGGATGCGTATTTGGGGAGCTGGCGGCGAGCTTGTATACGACAGCGGTGCACCTCCAGTTGTCGTAACGTTTGCTGCGGGTAACTGGACATACGTCGGGAGCGATCAGCTTAGCGTCGGTCGTCGGTATATATGGAGCATCGATAAATTGCTTGGGGCCGGCGAGTTTATATCAATAAATTCATTTGCTATGAGTTGTCACAACGGCGCAAGCGGTGGAGGCTGCGGAATAGCAGTCGATTACACCAATTCAAAAATAATGATGTATAGCCTCGCTACAACGGCATGGACAGATCAGGGCCACCGGCCATTCCTCTGCGCAAAACTAACCGCCTGAATCAAGGCATATAATTAGGAGAATTCAATGCCTTGGTATAAGACCGGGACGGTTTCCGTCACCCAAAATTCAAACGCCGTTATTGGCATTGGTACGGCATTCATTGCAAACAGCCGCGTCGGCGATGGCTTTCGTGGCCCGGATGGCGGCTGGTACGAGGTGACGAACATCGCCAGTGATACGGCCATGTCGATATCGCCAAACTATCAGGGTGCTACCAACGGCGCGGGCGGGTATGCGCTGGCTCCGCTGCAGGGCTACGTGCAGGCTTCCGCCGATGCGCTGCGCGCTCTGGTCCTTCAGTACGGCCAGAAGCTGGCCGCGCTGGGCACGACCGGGAACTACGACATTCTGCCGATTGCCAAAGGCGGGACCGGCGCTACTGATGGTGCCACGGCGCTCGTAAACCTTGGGCTGAGAGGCGGTGCCAACGATCTGCTGGTCAAGAGTATTGGCTTTCGCGGCACGCCCGTCGGATACAATATTCAAGGCCTGTATATGGGCTGGAACGGCAATGGCGACGGGGGCGCGAACTACATCTGTAATCGCGGGGGCGCGGGCGGCGGGCATTCCTGGTGGTCTGTGAACTCGGACAATACGGCTGCTGGGCCGGTGATGACTTACTCCTATGCCGGCGTTCTTTCCGTCGCCCAACTTAGCGTCACTGCCAGCCCTATTGCGATTTCGTCTGGCGGAACAAGCGCAAATACAGCGGCGGGAGCCAGAACAAATCTCGGGCTTGGGAGTGCAGCGATTGAAAATACAGTGCCGATCACAAAGGGCGGTACTGGTGGCACAGATGGACCCAGCGCACGCTCCGGGATAGGTCTCGGCACAACCGATGTCGCTACCTTCAGGGCGCTGGAGCTGACCCACACAACCCCGTGGATCGATTTTCACTTCAACAACACGGCCGCTGACTATGACGTCCGCCTGATCAATGACTCAGCCGGAACGCTGACGCTCGATGGTCGACTTGCATCGAAAGGAACGTGGTGCCGAACCGGTCTGAATGGTTCAAGAGGCGCTAATATTTACAACCTCAACTGGAATACAAGCAATAGCGGTTATGTAGACGTTTACATTGATGCAAGTTATGTTGGGGCTCTTACTTTGCTTCAATCCGATTACCGGGTTAAGCGTCAAGTAGAAGAGTTTTCCGCTCCGTTCCTTGAAAGAGTAAACGCCTACAGGATAGTTACATTCAAGAGAGCTGCATACGGAGAAGTCTTCAAGGACGGAGAAAATCTTATTCAAGGTCTGATTGCCCATGAAGTCCAAGAGATCAACCCTCTGGCGGCGACAGGAAAGAAAGACGACGTAGATGCGAATGGGAACATTTGGATTCAGCAGCTTGATTCTATAGCACTAATTACAGACGCATTCGGGGCTATAAAGGAGCTTAGCGTGCAGGTTAAAAAGCTGCGCGCCGAACTGGACGCACTAAAGGCATAAATCACGCCATCACATAACACCTGCACAGCATCACCGCACCCCGCCATCGAGCGGGTATTTTTTTGCCTGGAGAACCCAAATGCCGATCACCGCGCAGCAGTTGCTGCAGATACTCCCGAGCGCTGGCCAGAAAGCCGGCGTTTTTGCACCCGTCCTGAACACAGCGATGAGCAAGCACCAGATCTTGACGCCGCTGCGCATCGCGGCTTTCATCGCCCAGGTCGGTCATGAGTCCGGCCAACTGCGCTACGTCCGCGAGATTTGGGGGCCGACTCCGCAGCAGCTGGGTTATGAAGGCCGCAAGGACCTCGGCAATACCGTGGCGGGTGATGGTTCGAAGTACCGCGGGCGCGGCCTGATCCAGATCACCGGCCGGGCCAACTATGCCGAATGCGGCGAGGCGCTGGGCCTAGACCTGATCCATCACCCGGAACTGCTCGAGCAGCCGGAGCACGCCACAATGTCGGCAGCGTGGTACTGGAGCAGCCGTGGCCTGAACTCGCTGGCCGACAAAGGGGACTTTCTTCAAATTACCCGAAGAATCAACGGAGGCACCAATGGACTGGCGGATCGGCAGGCGCTGTACGACCGGGCGCTGAAGGTGCTGGCGTGACCGGCCTTTACGCCAGGGTCGGCGGTGTGCTGCTGATTCTGCTGGCCGTGGCAGGTGCGCTGTACGGCGCATACCGGCACGGCGTGAGCGTGACTGACAGCCAGTGGCAGGCGAAGTGGTCCGAACAGGTCAGCGCCCAGTCGCAGGCCGTGGCCACAACCACCGCCGAATATCGGACCGAAGAGCAACGCCGCCAGAAAGCGGCCAACCAGGTGGCAAACGATGCGAGACAAGAACAGACCGCTGCGCTTACTGATGCTGCTGTCGCTGACGCTGCTGGCGGCCGGTTGCGCATCGAAGCAGGAAAGCTGGCAGCCACAGCAGGTTGTGTGCCCGGCGATACCGGAGCTACCGAGCGAGGCAAGGCAGCCACCCGCGCCGCCATGGTGCTCTCCGACTTGCTCGGCCGGGCTGACGCGCGAGCGGGAGAACTGGCAAAGGCTTATGACGGCGCCCGAATAGCCGGAAAGGCGTGCGAGGCGGCCTCCTATACCTTGACGCGCTGAGTTATCGAAGGCAGCTTGTTCGGGCACTCCGGATCTTCGACGAAGCCCCGGCCAGCGCAGGCCGTGCAGTCCTCCCGCAGGTCGAATCTGTCACAGCAATGGAGGCACCTGATAAATATCGAGTAGCTGTGACGCTCCCATAGGGCTACGTAGGCTTTGAAGTCGCATTGATCGAGAGCTACTGCCGAGGCGTCGATGAGCGCTCGGTATTGATCTTCATCTGCCATGCGCTGGCAGTCCACGCCGTTGATCTGCCTGGATTGCTCCACCAGCGTTAAGGTCTGGCCGGTTTCGGTGTAGATGTACCGCCCCTCAACCGTTCCGTACTTCTTGTGGTCCCTCATGATGAGTTCGTTTTCAGCATTCAGGAATGCGAAGTGAGCGGCATGGTAGGGCGACTGATCCGCCTCATGGAGCACATATCGGGAGTTCAGCAGGCTGCCGACAACGACGCCGCCCTTGTTGAAGGCCAGGTAGTCCGATGCCTGGTGCCGCCATTCGTGGTTGCCTTCTTCTGTGAAGTGGCAGAACGCGGCGCTGGCCAGCTCAAAAAGTTCGAAGCGCTCCAGTGGGTCAATTGCTCCAGCTGCCTGCATATCCTCGGCCATGCGCGCTAGAAACCTGTAGGTGAATGCAGGGTTCGTCCATTGCCTCCTGTCATTGAGCCTTTTGTGCCATTCGGCCAAGGCTTCTGAGCTGTTGCTCTCGTTCATGGGGGTGATTCTCAATTGCTGTATGTGCATACAGTAGTTGAGTCTTTCAGATTTGGGGAGTGGTGTTCGTCGGCAGGACGCCTGGGGAGGGGGTTTCTGTCTAATACTCGGGCATCACAAATCGGCTTCATTGGCCCAAACTGGGCCAAAACCGCCTATGTATTTTAGACGATTTATCGGCTTTAGCCTTTGCCTGTAAGGACTTTGACCGACCTTTTCCCATACTGCTGCATCATCGGCGTATGTGCGGAGAGGTCGGAAATTGCTTTATTCATCAGTGGCTTAGGCAAGTTCTTGAGAAGAGTTGGGCAACCTTGAGGCATGACGGTTGATCCCTCTTTGAATCGAGGGGGCGTCTGCCGGGTCTGTGCGATGGGCGCAAGGTTATCACGCACGGCAGTGTGGTGCAGTGACGGCGTGGCCGCCGCTTATTGGTGACCAGGCGTTTCCTGGCAGCCATGAAGATCGATTTGCCGTATAGACTTTTCATCGCCGCCACTCGATAACCGAGTGGCAACTTATAAAAAGGGACTTTTATATGAAGAACTGTATGAAAAACAAGCGAGCAAGGGACTCTGTCAACGGGCGCTTTATCCCCTTGGACGAAGCCAGAAAAAGACCGAGAGAAACCACGGTGGAAACGGTCAAAAAGCCCGAGCGCAGGAAAAGCGACTGATTGGCCGGCCATTGCAGAGCCGCCGAACTGTGCTGGCGATCACTTTACAAACCTCGTGCATGAACAGGAGAACACT